TCAGACTTGGCTGATGCCTTCTATGGTGTAGGGGTTGAAGGTGATCACCTCTTCACCGAGCCAGTCATTTAGCTGTCGGTAGCGCTCCTGCGAGGGCTCTATTTCATTTGCGGCGAACACTCTGGCGGCAACAGCTGGGTCGCTCAGGCCGCTGGTGTTGGTGGGAATTACACCCATGAGCTGGGGCGGTACGCGGTGGCCTGCCATAAGGTCGTCGCGGGTGACGTTTTTGATGTTGAAGAACTCGTCCTTGGCGCTGACTTCGCTAATGGGGATGATCTGCATGCCGTCTTTTTTGCCGTTGGGCGCGTACATGAACAGGTTTTTGAAGTTGCCGGGGCCTTTGCTTTCCTTCATGGCCTTGCGGATCGCGTCCACATCCTCGCCATTTTGGCTCGCGTCGGTCATGTAGAGAATGAAGCCTGCGTGGCTGCCGTTGTCGTAATACCGCCGGCGGAAGATGGTGGCGCTTTCGTTCAGCCAGGCGCTCTGCAGGCTGGACATGTATTCCGGCACGCCGTAAATCTCCTGGTTGATATCCGGCTGCAGCAGGTGGAATACCGATCCCGCCGAAAACTCGTGCGGGTTGCCAGCGTCATGGATAAACCAGTAGGTGTCGTCTTTGCCACGACGGGTGTACTTACTCAAACTATGTCGCAGTCGAATTGGCGTACCCAAGCGGCTGTCCTCTCTCTCCAGATAGGCATTGCCGAACACCAGATCATCGAGGACGAATTTTTCAAACTCCTGACGGCTTAACAGCGGGTGAGGGCGGAAGGTTTTCACCAGCACATTCTTTTTCACCTGGATCGCGCTGGAGTGGTGTGGGTTGGCCCGGTAGGTTTTGGCCAGGCCATTGACTGACACCGGCGGCTCATACCATTTGCCGCTAAACCACGACTCGGTGTAGCCCAAGATATCCCGTGCGGCCAGCACTGGCTCGGCATCGCCAAAGGTGAACACCTCGGTTTTTTGCTTTTTGGCGGGTTTGGATTTCGCGGTGGCCATCAGAACAACTCCAATATGCTGTTATTGCCCGCGCTCTCATGAAGCGGGGCGTTGTCGAGTGCGTGCATTAGCGCCCAAGCCAAATCGGCGTGGCCGCTTTCGTTGGTGCGGCTGGCTTGGTAGGTCATCTGTCCGCCGCCGGCGGTCATGGTCCGCTTGATCATCAGCATGGCGTGAACCATATCCGTCCAGCCGTTATCAAACTCAAGGCGACCATGGGAAATAATGTCCTTGGCCTTGAGTACCATTTGGGCCTTAATGCCAGGGTTATAGTCGTAACCGACAGCGCGGGGGAAAAAACGGCGCACCATATCAAACACACCGGTGCCAATCGCGGTTTTATCGATGCCGATATGGGTAACGTTATAGATTTCGGTCAGCCGCTTGATGCGCTCAGCCTGGTCGACAAAGTCCATGCCCACCCAGTTGAGCTTATCCAAAATGCGGTGCTTACCACCCGGTACCGGCGAGGGCGCCACCACTACGCAACTGGCGTTATCACTGGTGCGCGACGGGTCGTAGCCTATCCACACGTCGCGGTTGCCGATCGGGCGAGGTGCCAGCGGTTTGTAGTCATCCCAGGCCACCCAGCTGTCCACCATGCAGGCCGTCAGCTCGGTGAAGGAAAACACCGAGAAGGTGTCGTCCACGAACTGGCACATAAAGAGGTTTTCCATTTCCTCTGGGCTGTACTCCAGCCGCAACTGCTCAATATCAAACAGGTCGCAGCCTTTGGCCTCGGCATCCAGCAAGGTAACGATCTGCCGCCATTGGCCGTCCTCACACATGCGGCCGGGCGCCAGCTTTTTGTGCGAAACATCCAACTGGATTTGGTCTTCTTTTTTGCGACCGCGGTTAAACAGTGCACCGGTCCAGAATGGGTAGGCCTCGTGATTAACACTGGATGGCGTAGAAAAATAGGTCTGGCGCCACTTCTTGTGAGCGGCCATGCCCGAGGCCACTTTGCGCAGATTCTGAAACCGCTGGATCCAGAAATACTCATCCACATACAAGTGGCCGTGGTAGCTCTGAGCCGTATTGGAATTGGTCGACAGAAATATCAGCTCAGCGCCATTGGGCAACACAATCGGGTCGCCAGTCAGCTCAACGTCAGCCCATTTCTTTGCCGCTTGCACCACGTAATTCCGAAAAACATGGGCCTGAGCCTTTGAGGCCGAGATAAAAATCTGGTTATCGCCAGTGGTGGCCGCATCGACCAAGGCCTCATTGGAAAAATAGTAGGTGGCGCCAATTTGGCGGCTCTTCAGAATATTTCGAATGCGGTGCAGAGTCTTTTTATGCAGCCACTCTTTTTGGTAGCCGAATATCTCATCCATGAAGCCTTCTTTGATGCGGTCCAGCGCTTCGGGCGAGATCTCGTTCTTGATTTTTTTATTGCTGCGCCGCTTTCCCCTGTTGCGATTACGCACGTTTGGGTTTAAATCTGCCTCGTTGCCGCCATCGTCATACCGGCGGATGCGCGCTGTGCGCTCAAGGCTTTTGGTCAGCACCTCAATCTCTTTCAGGTCCTGATCGGTTTTTTCATCTTTCTTCAAAAGCTGGCACAGTCGGGCATCAATAGATTGCTCAACCCGCTGCACGATGGGCGCATTGTCCCAATCGTCGCGACGCTTCCAGCTGTGCAGGGTAGGGCCGGGAACGCTCAGTCGAGTAGCGATCTCGGGAATGCGATAGCCCTGCCAATACAGCAGTCGCGCTTCTGTCCTGTCATCTGAGCCTGTTTTCATGCGCCCAGATTACGGGCAAAGCTGCCACCCCCTTATGCGGCCTCGGCGTAAACCGCCTGTTTACTCCTGCACCGCCTTGGCGTGTCAAAACAATTCCGCAACGCTACCGCTCAATAGCTGATTTCACAGCCCAACAGCCACCAAAGCGGATGCAGAACATGAAATCGAAATTTTTCCGAGTTGCCGTTGAAGGCCAGACCACCGATGGCCGCGCCATTACCCGCGAACAAATTGTGGACATGGCCAGCACCTACAGCCCTGAAAAATACGGCGCCCGTATTTGGATGGAACACATTCGTGGACTGTACGCCGACAGCTCCTTTCCTGCCTTGGGCGATGTGGTAGAGCTGAAAGCCGAGGAAATCAAAGACGGTGATCTGAAAGGCAAAATGGGCCTCTACGCCGCCATCAACCCCACCAAAGAGCTGCTGGCGATTAACGAAAAGCGGCAGAAAATTTATACCTCCATTGAATTGGACCCCGACTTCGCTGGCAGCGGCCAGGCCTATATGTTCGGCTTGGGCGTTACTGACAGCCCCGCCAGCCTCGGCACTGAGGCGCTGAAATTCTCTGCCGAAAAGCCCAATGCCGAAAAACTGCTGGCCAGCCGCAAAAATCGCCCGGAGAACCTGTTCAGCTCTGCCATGGAAGTGCAGATCGAGATGGAAGCCGAGAGCAAGCCCGAGGAAAACGGCCTGTTCTCAAAAATCAAAGAGCTGCTCAAGCGTGACAAAGCCGAAACTGGTGCCGAGTTTGGTGCGGCTATTAAAGACCAGAATGAGGCGGTGACCCTTCTTGCCAACGAAGTGGTGGCACTTACTAAAAAGATCGAAGGGATGGACGGTGCTACCGCATCCGCACAAGAAATCTCTGATCTGATGGAAAAATTCACCACGGTAAACAGCGAGCTGAACGCACTCAAAACCCAGCTTGGCAAAGAACACCAACACAGTCAGCGCCCCCCGGCCACCGGTGGTGACGGCGAAGTATTAGCAGACTGCTGAACCCAGCAGTAAACGAACTCAGTTAGAAAATTTTCACCAGGAGCAACAGGCATGCGTAAAGAAACCCGCGAAAAATACAACGGCTATTTGGCCCAGCAAGCCGCGCTGAATGCCATTGCGCTTGAAGATATCAAGGGGGGTACAAAGTTCGCTGTTGAGCCCTCAATTTCCCAAACCCTTGAAGACCGTATTCAGGAATCATCAGCCTTCCTGCAGAGCATCAACGTGGTTCCGGTTTCAGAGCAAGAGGGCGAAACCCTTGGCTTGGGTACCAGCTCAACCATCGCTGGCACGACCGATACCGACTCAAACGATCGCGCCACCACAGACCCAACCGGCCTGAACGCCTTCGGCTACCGCTGCGAGCAAACCAACTTCGACACCCACCTCAAATACGCGAAGATGGATATGTGGGCCAAGTTCCCGGATTTCCAAACCCGCATCCGCGACGCCATTCTGCGCCAGATCGCCCGCGACCGCCTGATGATCGGCTGGAACGGCACCAGCCGCGCCGCTACCTCAAACCGCACCACCAACCCTCTGCTGCAAGACGTTAGCAAGGGTTGGATTCAGTACGTGCGCGACAACGATGCCGCCCGCATCATGAGCGAGGTCGAAGCCGCATCTTCCGCCGTCAAGGTCGGCACCAACGCCGGTTACGACTACCAGAACCTGGATTCCCTGGTGTTCGACATCGTCGAAAACCTGCTGGACGAATGGCACGCCGAAGACACCGGGCTGGTGGCGATCATGGGCCGTCAACTGCTGGCGGATAAGTATTTCCCCATCATTGATGACAACAACACACCCACTGAGAAAATCGCCAGCGACATCATCATTTCCAGCAAGCGCGTTGGCGGTCTGCCAGCGGTGCGGGTGCCATTCTTCCCGCCGCGCACAATTGTGGTGACCACCTTGGACAACCTGTCCATCTACTGGCAAGAGGGCACGCGCCGCCGCACCGTGGTGGACAACGCCAAGCGCGACCGCGTCGAAGACTACCAGTCCATCAACGAAGACTACGTGGTGGAAGACACCGGCGCCTTCGCCGCTGTCGAGAATATCAAACTGTGGAACGGCACTGCCTACGCGTAAGCGTGGGTAGCTGCCGATACGGTTTACTGCACTAACCAGCAAAAAAACGGGGCGAACATGACACCAGCAGAGCGGCACCGCCAGCGCATGGCGGCCAAAGTCGAAGCAGAGAAAAACGCTGATCCAGCCAACACCCAAAGCCACACCGCCTACGAGCGGCAGTTGGTTTTGCTGGCTGAGCACAAGCGTCAGCTCAAAAGCATTCAGAGCATCGAGAAGAAAATCGAGCTTAAAAAGCAGCTTATTCCAGAATATCAGTCATACCTAAAAGGCATTTTAGAAGCCGACAAGGGGGGCGCGGACGAAGTGGTCACCACACTGTTGCTTTGGTGTATCGACGCAGGCCAACACTACGCCGCTTTGGCTCTGGCATCGTACTGCTTGCGGCACAATCTGCCCACGCCAGACGCCCACCAGCGCACCATGGGCACTGTGATCGCCGAAGAGTTTGCCGACTACAGCCTGAAAGGGGCAGAGGGCATCACGCTGGACATGTTGCAGCAAGTTCAGGAGCTGACCAAAGAGCAAGACATGCCCGACCAGGTGCGCGCCAAGCTGCATAAAGCCATCGGCTACTTGCTGCGAGATACCAACAAGTCCGCCGCCTTGGCAGAACTGCAACGGGCTTTGGAGCTGAACACCGCCGCTGGCGTGAAAAAAGACATTGAAAAACTGGAGCGGGAAATTAAAGCCGCTGCCAGTCAATAAGAGGGTCGCCCCGCCGACGGAAGACCCGGCTGGAGGTTTTGAAATTGGTCAAAGCTGAAAGCCGGGCGCTTCTTAACGCACTGGGCACATCAACATAGGTGAGATAATGGGCAGTTTTATCCCCAGCGGCCAAGCATCCCCCAGCAACGAGCCCGACCTGCCCAACATCCCCTTTTTTCCACCCGTCAGCCCGTCGCTTTTCCGCGATGCCATGGATGTAGACACCACCGTGTCTACCGAGCGCATCAACATGGCCCTGCAGCTCTCACTCATGGAAGTGAACAACAGCCTGGCCGTGTGGTCTGCCGCGCAAATTGAACTGGGCAATGCCACCCTGGCCGCCACCAAAGACACCGTCTATGGCGAGGACGAACAGGCCGTTAACCATCAAGAAAAACTCTACCAGTCTGCCGTGTTCCACCTCGCCAAAGCCCGCGTGGTAGAGCACATGCGCGACTTTGACAGCACCGCCGCCGGTCACAACAAGGCCGACGAACTCAGCCAGCCCATTGACGACTTCAAGCGCGAGGCTCGCCGCAACGTGCGGGCCATTATGGGCCAGCCCGGCACCGTGGTGGAGCTGATCTAATGCGCCAGATCCGCACCCTGCAGGGCGACACCGCCGACCTGATCTGCTACCGGGAGCTGGGTCGCACCGCTGGCGTCACCGAGCAACTGTACGAACTGAATCCACGTCTGGCGGATTATGGCTCAATACTGCCCAGCGGCTTACTCATCACCCTCCCAGACACACCCCAACGCGCACAGGCGCAGGGAATAAACGTATGGGATTAACCCGCGATAACTACAAAGTCGCGTTCACCTTCTCAATGCTGAAAGAGGGGGTCGACGCTGACGATCCCGCCGACCCCGGCGGCAAAACCCGCTATGGCATCAGCAGCGTGTACCACCCCGCCATGTGGGAAAACGGCCCGCCAAGCTGGGACGATGCGGTTGACTTCTACCGCCGCGAATTCTGGCAGATTTGCCGCTGTGATGAATTGCCCAGTGGAATAGACATCGTGCTGTTCGATGCCGCCATCCCTAGTGGCCCCGGCGATGCCATCCGTTGGCTTCAGCGGGCATTGGGCGCTAAGCAAGACGGCCTGTTTGGCCCCAAAACACTGGCAGCCGTGCAACGTGCAAGGCCCGAGACCGTCATCCGCGACATAACCGCCTTCCGGCTCCAGCACTATGTTCCCTTGTCGGCCTATGGCCGGTTTGGCCTTGGCTGGTTTCGTCGCGCCATCGAGTGCTACGGCCTGGGCATCGCTAACATCAATCCCGGTATCAAGGAGCCACACGATGGCCATTAAGCTGTTCTCCAAGTTGTTCGGCAGCGACGAGGTGGTTGGCAAAGCTGTAGATGGTGTATACAACGGCGTCGACAAGCTGGTGTTCACCGACGAAGAAAAGTCAGAGCGCTTTGCCATCCTGCTCAAGCTCTACGAGCCATTCAAACTCGCCCAGCGCCTTCTCGCGATGATTTTTGGCATCCCCTATGCGTTCGGCTGGCTGATAACCTTTCTGGCCTCGTTTTTTACCAGCGTAGAAGAGCAAATTGAGTTGCTGTCCGGCGATATGGGCAGCATAGTGCTGGCAATCGTCGCGTTTTATTTTTTAGGCGGGGCGGGAGAGTCCCTGTTGCGGGGCCGTGGCAAATGAGCGATTTCAGCAAGGAAGAAATCCAGGAGCTGGCCGACAAAGCCGCCGCCAAGGCCGTGCAAGACACCCTTAAATCGCTGGGTTTCGACATGGAAAACCCCATGGATATCCAGCGCAATATGCTTTACCTGGACACCCAGCGCCGTGCCACCGAGTCAGTCAGCAAGTTTACCCGCATCACCATTTGGGGGTTTGTTATCTCTGGAATCGTGTCGGCCATATCACTGGGTGTGATCTCCGGCATCAAAGGTGTGATGGCCCCGTAATGGAATTACTCGCCGCCCTGCGCAAACACATCCTTACCAGTCCGCTCGGCGTCAAGGCCGACAACCTGGTCACCTTTGCCAAAGACGGCGAAATCGTCAGCCATCAGGGCGACACCAACCACCATTTTGCCATCCGCTACGACGCCAACATCATAGTGGTGGATTACGGCAAAGCCCCCGACATGCTGTTTTACATTGTGCTCAACTGGCTCAAGGCCAATAACGCCAACCACCAGGCCAACGCCATCCGCTTTAATGCCGACATCATCGACCACAAAAAAACCGATGTAGAAATCATCGTGCGGTTGGAAGAACTGGTGGGCGCCAACGAAGTCGAGGGCGGCATCCAGCTGGTACACAACGGCGTTGCGCCCATCGATGTTGTGCCGCTCAGTGCGGGGGAGTGGGAGCTTTACATCCCGCCCGATCCTGACCCCGTGGCCGACTGGGTTGCCAGGGGCGAATAGTGGCCGCCGAATATACCGACGCCACCCTCAACGACTGGCTCAGCGCCACCCTGGCGCCACTGTCACCGGCCAGCCGCCGACAGCTTATGCGCGATATCGCCCTGTATTTGCGCCAGTCGCAAAGCCAGCGCATTGCCGCCCAGCAAAACCCCGACGGCACCGCCTTTGAGCCTCGCAAAAGCCGCGTGCAGAAGCCCGGCATTCGTCGCCGTGCCATGTTTGCCCGCATCCGCACCCGCAAGCACCTGCGCTACCGGGCCAGCGCCAACGAGGCCGCCGTGGGCTTCCGGGGCCGGGTGGCCGCTATTGCCGAGGTGCACCAGCACGGTCTTATTGCCGAGGTAGAACAGGGCGGGCCGCTGGTGAAATACGCCCAGCGGGAGCTGCTGGGTCTATCAGACGCCGACATGAGCCACATCGACACCCTGGTTAGCAAGCACCTTTCTGGGCGGTAAAAACCGCCCCATAAAATACCCCGCCAAGCCGTAAACCCGCCCGTTACACCGCCGCAGCCACTACGCGCGCGCATAAATCATCAACAATCACAGCCATGACCGAACTCGAACTCATCAGCGACCTGCAGCGCCGCATCGCCAATTTACTCACCTTGGGCATTGTGCACTCGGTGGACGGCATCTTTTGCCGGGTTGCCATTGGCGGTGATGCCAACAATCTCACCCCGCCTATCAAGTGGCTGGCAAGCCGCGCCGCGGATGAAAGGAGCTGGTCCCAACTCGACGTAGGCGAACAGGTCATGCTGTTGTGCCCCTCGGGTGACCCCGGCAACGCGGTGGCCCTGCCGGGTTTATACAGCGCCGCCAAGCCCGCCCCCAGCACCGACCCCGACGAAACCGTGAGCGTAATGCCCGATGGCGCCGTGTTCAGCTACCACCACGGCAACCAGCATTTATCCGTCACGCTGCCAGAAGGTGCGACCACCGAACTGGTTACCGACGGCGGCCTGCACATTGTCGGCGACACCGAAATAGACGGTAACGTCACCATCAACGGCACCACTCACAGCGCCGGTGCCATCACCACCGACGACGACATGGCCGCCGCTGGCAGTGTCCATGCCGACGGCGATGTGTCCGACGGCACCCGCTCCATGGCCGACGATCGCACCATTTACAACGACCACGATCACCCCATCGGCTCACCGAATACCGGCAAACCGGGGCAACAGCAGTGAATGGCGTAAACGCAAAAACCGGCAAAGCGCTGAGCGGGGCAGAGCACCTTCGCCAATCCATTGCCGACATCCTCACTACGCCAGTGGGCTCTCGGGTAATGCGCCGGGACTACGGCAGTCTGGTGCCGCTATTGATCGACCAGCCCCTCAACCCCGCGACCAAACTGCGGCTGTTTGCCGCCACGGCCCACGCCATAGCCAAGTGGGAGCCGCGATTTACGCTCACCAAGACCCGCTTTGGCCAGGCGGATACCGGCAAATTTGAGCTGCACGTTGAGGGCATTGATGAATCAGGCCAGCAAGTGCTGACGGGAGTGCCGCTGTAATGACCACCACATTTTCCGCCATCGACCTGTCGCAGTTGCCACCGCCCAATGTGGTCCAGCCCCTGGACTACGAAACCATCCTGGCAGAAATGATTGCCGACATGCGCGCCCGCCACCCGGATTTTGACGCCAATGTGGAATCAGACCCGGCCTATAAAATTCTGGAGGTGGCCGCTGCCCGTGAGCTGAACATCCGCCAGCGGGTTAACGACGGTGCCCGAGCCATTATGCTGGCCTATGCCAGCGGATCAGATCTGGATCAGATCGCTGCCAATAAAGAGCTCACCCGTTTTGTGCTCGACCCCGGCAACCCCAACGCCATCCCGCCTGTGCCGCCCACCTATGAGTCAGACGCCGACCTGCGCCGCCGGGTGCAACTGGCTGACGAAGCCCTGACCACGGCAGGCAGCCGGGGCAGTTACGTGGCGCTCACTCTGAACGCCGACGCCAGCGTTAAAGACGCCGACGCCGAAAGCCCAACCCCCGGCGAAGTGACTGTGTATGTTCTCAGCCGCACGGGTGACGGCACTGCCGACAGCGGCTTGATCGAGACGGTAGACGCGGCACTGAATGACGAAGACAAGCGGCCCATGACTGATAACGTCACTGTGCTGTCGGCCACCATCACCACCTACGCCATCGAGGCCGTGCTCACCATCTACCCCGGCCCCGATGCCATGGTAGTGCAGGCCAACGCCATTGCCGCCGCCCAGGCCTACGCCGACAGCATCCATAAGCTGGGCTACGACATTAAATTGTCTGCCGTATATGCCGCCCTGCACCAGCCTGGAGTTCAGTCAGTTGATCTGGTCCAGCCCGTCGCCGATGTCGCCATCGACACCGGCGAGGCCGCGTATTGCACCGCCTTTGATATCACCGTGGAGGGCGAAGCCGGTGTCTGATACCAGCCTGCTGCCCAAAAACGCAAGCGACTATGAGCTAGCGCTGGAAGCCGTCACCGCCCGGATCGGTGAAGTGCCGGTGGTCATGCGGGAGGTCTGGAACCCCGACACCTGCCCCTATGCGCTCTTGCCCTGGTTGGCCAGCGCCGCCTCGGTAGATGCCTGGGATGCCAACTGGACAGATGCCCAAAAGCGCGCCGCCATTAAAGCGTCGTTGGGTGTGCACCGCCGCAAGGGCAGCATCGGCGCCGTCAAGCGCGCCCTCAATGCCATTGGACTTGGCGTGAAGGTGCAGGAGTGGTTCAACCAAGACCCACCCGGCGACCCTTATACGTTCAACCTGATTTTTGAAACCGACCAGACCGGCATCCGCTTTGAAGATATCGACAAGATTCTGGCCGTGGTCGACAGCGCCAAAAGCCTGCGCTCACACCTGAATGAAATCATCTCCATTGTGATCAGCCGCAACCAGCCCGCGTTCGCCACCGCCAGCAACAGCGGCCATGAAGTCACCGTCAATCAATACGCCGACCCCATCGTTGTCATCAACGAGTTGGTTGTGCCCGTCACCGAGGCCTGAAATGGAAGTTAAAAATTACTTCGCCTTCACCGCAGAAAATAAACCGATTCCCTTTTGCACGGCTTACCTCTACGAAGCGGGCACCAGCAACCTGGTAAGCGGGCTGACCGATAAAAACGGCAACCCCATCGACAATCCCTTTCAGGCGGATAAAGACGGGCTGGTGCAGTTTGCAGGCCCCAATGGCGTGTATGACCTGCGGTTTAAAAGCAGCCTGCGGGACTATCGGATACGGGTGAGTATTGTTGATACGCCTGCGCTGTTGGCGGCGGCGACTTCTGCAGAAGCCAGCAAAGCGGCCGCAGAACTTGCTATGGGTGAAACTATTTTATCTAGGGATAAAGCCCAATTATCAGCCCTTCAAGCCGCTGCTGCAGGCCATGTTTATGAGAGCACTGCGATCGCTCATAGCTATGGTGTAGGCGGGGCTGTTATTAACAATGCCGGTAACGGTGCTACTGACGGCCAGTACAACATCCCTGTAATAGGTGACGGTGATGGGGCGCTTTATCGCGCAATATTCTCTGGCGGCGCCTTGATCGCTATGCTAGTACAGAGCAAGGGCGGAAACTATAGTTCAGCATCTTTCGATTTTTCGGCTGTGCCAGGATTTACTGGGGGTGATGTAACGCCTGTATTATTGCAAAACCGGCCTAGTGGCGAACTGTATGTGGTGCCTTTAAATGATGGGACTGGTGCCGCCAGATACTACATCAACAACAACGGCGCGGCGTATACCGAAGATGAATGGATTATACAGTCTGACTCTCTCATAAAAGCCGTTTTTGCAAACCACTCTGTTAGCTCTACGAAAATCCCTTTGTTTAAATTCCTCGACGGTCGGGTTCCTTTGTGGCTTGAAGGAAATATGCTTTCAGCAAAGGGGCTTTCTGGCGGACTGATGGATTTCGTTGAAAGTTGGTTGTTGGGAAAGGGCTTAATACTTGATAAAGGAGAAGTTGGCTATCCGGACTTTTCAATTTTAACCGCAGACAAAAAGGTCATCTTTCGATACCAAGGCGGGGTGGCTTACTATTATGGAAAATCTCCTAATGTTATTTCCCCAGAGAAATCTATTAGAGGTGCCAGTCTGTACGCGTATAAAACCGCGATTGCGAAAGCAATAGAGGGCGCCGGAAATATAATAAAGCTTGCGCTTACTGGTGATTCTTGGCGCGAGCGATGGCTAATACCTCAGCGCATAGCAGATCGGTTGTATGCGGTTTATGGCCAGGGTGCTGACGGCTGGATTCCGGTTTCATCCACTGACACGACCGAAGGCCTTACATCACGCAAGCCGTTAAATGGCGTGACAGTCGCTCGCAGCAACTTTGACCTGGTTGATATTAGCACCGATGCCAAAACAGGGTTATTTGGCCCAGATGGTCATCGCATCGACTGCAACACCGAGGCTGGAACAATCGCTATAACTGGCATCAGAGCTGAGACAATAAAAACCTACTATCTGGATACGGATGGGACTTGGGATTACAGGATTGACGGTGGCAGTTGGGTAACCGTCAATGAAGCGGGCTCTGGCAACACCTCGAAAATTGAAATATCTGGGCTTTCCGCCGCATTTACACACACGCTTGAGATTAGGACTGCTGGTAACGCCGGAACTGTAACGTTATTTGGCGTCTACGCTACTGGTATCAGCGGCATAGAGGTGTCAAAGATGGCGAACAGTGGTGCGACCGCGCCGCAGTATGCATCCATTGTTGATGATGAGAGTGTGCACTACATACTTCAGGATATTGGCGTTGATCTTGTCGAAGTTTGTTTGGGTACCAACGACTTTAACCAAGGCGTCGCGTTGGCAAGCTACCGATCAGGGCTTGAGTCATTGGGTTCTGCCTACAAATCTGCGCGGACTGAAACAGGCATTGTTATTACGTCTCCGCCGGCATGCAACGCCGCAGGCAGTTACCCGATGTCGTCATACAGGGATAGGGCAGCTGATGCAGCAAAAACACTGAAGTGTGAGCATTTTGATCAGTTCTCTCTTTTTGCAAGTTTTGATGTGATGAATAACCTTGGTCTTTGGGCGGATGGCTACCACCTTAATTTTATTGGCGGTCGATTCACAACCGAAGAACTTGTATCCGAATATTTAATCCCTTTTTGAGGCAATAGCTATGTCGATTTACGATTCTCGAGTGTTAACCCTTGGAGTCAACAGCAACGATGATGATTTGCCACATATATCGGAATTTTTACGCTATGTGCCAGAGGAGGATTTGGTTGAATTTTGGACGGCTTTATCAGGTTTAGGCTTGGATGACGAAGCCGCCGTTGAAAGCTGGGTGGGTGTGAATGGATCGACGGCAACACAAGTAGACGCCAGTAAGAAGCCGCTATTTTTGGTCGATGAAATTGCGCCAGGGATACCTGGGATAAAAGGTGATGGGACCAACGATATACTACAGACATCTGTCACGCCGCCTTCTCAGGGTGTTTTGTTAGCAGGATTTAAAACACCTCCGAGCTTGAGTGGCGTTAAGGTTCTTATGGGGTCTTATAGTGGGTCCGCTAGCTCTGCGATTTCCATCGGCTTCAACGGCACAGAGATCGCGGCTCAAGTTGGAGACCAGAATTTCACAACGCTAAAAGGCGGGCTGCTTACTCCGAGCACGCTATACATTGCAACGCTATCATGGAATGCAACTGACTGCTTTCTGCGGCTAAATGGAGAGCAGGTTGCCTCGGCATCTTGGGATGGGTCGGTTGGAACTGCGGTGCTAGGCTTGCTAGGAAGAAATGCTGGGTCTCCAAACTACAACACATTGGCAAGCCTTGGAGCTGCTGGCATTTATGGCGCGTTTAAGTCCGGCGCAGACATGGAATTAATCGAAGAGCGGTTAGCGAATTCAATAGGCCTGTCCATCTAAATCTAAATGCTGATAGAGAGCCTACCATGCCAAACTTCAAAACAATCCACACCGCCTACGCCCTGGAGCGCCTTGCCGCCGCTGAGCTGAGCGGCGAGCCCATCAACCTGGTGGAGATCGCCGTGGGCGATGGCAACGGCAACGAGGTTTACCCCGACGAAGGCCAGGCCACACTGGTGCGGGAGCGTTTCCGTGATGTGGTCAACCGGGTATATCAAGACCCGGAGGACAACACCCGCTACACCGCAGAGCTGATTATTCCCGCCACGGAAGGGGGGTTCACGCTGCGGGAAATTGGCGTGTTTGATGACCAGGGCGGGCTGTTCGTTGTCGGAAACTTGCCGGACACCTACAAACCCACCGAAGCCGATGGCGCGTTTTCCGATACGGTATTGCGGGTTGAATTTGCCGTTAGTAATACGGCTGTGATTACTCTGCAGGTCGACCCCAACGTGGCGGTGGCCACCCAAACGTGGATCATCAATAACATCAAGATGGCCACGCTCACGCCGGGTGGTACTACGGGCCAGGTGCTGCGAAAGCAGTCCAACACCGACGGCGATGTGGACTGGGAAGACCCCGACGTGGCCAATATCACGGTGGACACTATCGAAGAGGAGCAGACCCTGGCCGACAGCCAAACCCAAGTGGATTTGGCGGTGGTCAGCACCCGGGGGCTGGCGGTGTACATTGACGGCCAACGGCTTTACCCGGGGGCAGGGGCCGATCAGTGGCAGAAGGCGGCGGCGCCCAATGATGAAACCCGCATCATCCTGGGCCAAAGCTACACCGCCGGCACCAAGATCATCTGCGCCCAGAACGAGCCCACCGGCAGCGCGCCTGCGCCGCTGGAAAAGAGCAAAAACCTGTCTGATGTGGCCAGCGTAGCGACCGCCCGGGCAAACCTCAGCGTGTACAGCAAAGCGGAGGCAGATCAGAAGGCACCCCCGGGGCTGGTGGGCATGTTTGCCCGCAACTCGGCGCCGACGGGCTGGCTCAAAGCCAACGGCGCGTTGGTGAGCCGCACAGCCTATGCCAACCTCTTTGCTGCGATCGGCACCACCTTTGGCAATGGCGATGGCTTTAACACCTTTGCGCTGCCGGATCTGCGCGGAGAGTTTATGCGAGGCTGGGATGACAGCCGCGGCATTGATTCCGGCCGGTCCTTTGGCTCAGCCCAAGGCTCAGATAACAAGGCCCACACCCACTTTTCGTTTACGTCAGACACTGGCTCAGTTAACCCGCAAAGCAGCCCCATTACCGCCGGTAATAGCCCGGTGCCGAGGAGTGCCACCGGGGGCGAGGCTAACGCTCATATTGCCGGTAGAACGGCTACGCCATCGGTGGGCCTCACATCGTCATCGGGCGGCAGTGAGGCGCGCCCGCGCAATATTGCCATGCTGGCCTGCATCAAGTATTAAAGGAGCTGCGCATGATTGTTTATCAGCACGACGCTGCCGGGCTGTATCAGGGTGAGACCGAAGCCGACGAATCACCCCTGGAACCCGGCAAGTTTTTATTGCCCGCTCGATGCACCGAAACACCGCCGCCGCCCGAGGTGCCCGAGGGAAAATGGCCGCGCTGGAACGGTCACAGTTGGGATCTGGTCAACCGGCCCGCCCAGGCAGAACCCGGAGACCCCGTGGCAAAGCTGCAGGCCTTTTTGCAGCAAAACCCCGACGTGGCACAGCTCATTTCCCAATAGCCCACCATCGCACCCCGCTGTATAGCGGGGTTTTACTCCTGCCGCTGCTTTAACGCGCATGGCAACCAGCGAAAAATGCGGGTAACGCAATCATTAATCGCTGGAGACCACCATGTCTGACCAATATCACCACGGCGTCCGCATCATTGAAAAATCCGAAGGGGCGCGCCCAATCCGCACCGTAAATACGGCGGTGATTGGTCTGGTGGGTACCGCGCCAGACTCCACCCCAGCGGTGGCCGCCACCGGCCAAATTGGGGTTGTCGCGTCAGACACCGCCATCGCACTCACATCAACGCTGATCGGTCAGGCTGGCAACAGCGTCACCATTACCGTGATTGATACCGGCGAAGTGGACGAAGCGCTGGCGGTAGCGGTAGACGGCAACGACATTACTGTCACCTTGGCCACCGACGGCACGGGCGACGTGACCAGCACCGCCGCCGATGTGATTAACGAGATCACCAGCGAGGCGTCCGCCCTCGTCACTGCCGCCAATGCCACCGGCTCAGACGGCACTGGCGTAATGATTGCCGAGGCGAAAGTCACCCTGTCTGGCGGCGTCAACGAACCCTTCCCGCTGAATACCCCCGTTCTGGTACTGGGCAACCGGGCCAAATCCGCCTTGCTGGATAGCACCGGTAAAGGTCGTGGCACCTTGCCTGCCGCCATGACCGCCATCTTTGACCAGATTGGCGCCATGGTCGTAGTGGTGCGGGTGGCAGAGGGCATTGATGATGCCGCCACCACCACCAACGTGATCGGCTCGGTGGTAGACGGCAAAGCCACCGGCCTGCTGGCCCTGAAAGATGCCCAAGCCCAACTGGGCGTTAAACCCCGCATTCTGGGTGTGCCGGGGCTGGATCACCTCACCGGCGTGATTGCGGCCATGGTGAGCGTGGCCGACGACCTGCGCGCCTTTGCCTATGCCTACATTAGCGCCGACACCATGGAGGCCGCTGTTACTTCCCGCGATAGCTACGGCTCCAAGCGCCTTATGCTGCTGTGGCCCGAGTTCACCGGCTGGAATACCGCGCTGAATGCTGAGGTCGCACTCACCTCAACCGCCCGCGCACTGGGTGTGCGCGCCCGCGCCGACAACGAGGTGGGCTGGCACAAAACCCTGTCCAACATCGAGGTGAACGGCGTCACCGGCATTTCCAAGTCGGTGCATTTCGACCTCACCAACGTCAATACCGACGCCAACTACCTCAACGGCAACGAAATCACCACGCTGATCCGCAGCAGCGGCTTCCGCTTCTGGGGTTCGCGCACCTGCTCGAATGACCCGGTGTTTGCCTTTGAGTCTGCCGCCCGCACTGGCGACATTCTGGCCGACACCATTGCCGAGGCGCACATGTGGGCAATGGATAAGCCCATGAGCAAGGTGCTGATCAAAGAGATTGTGGAGGGCATCAACGCCAAATTCCGCAGCCTCAAGGCCAGCGGCTACATCGTGGATGCCTATGCCTACGTCGACACCGACCTCAACACCACCGAGACCTTGGCAGCGGGCAAGCTCACCATCAGCTACGACTACACCCCCGTGCCGCCGCTGGAAGACCTCACCTTCATCCAGACCATTACCGACCGTTACCTGGTGCAACTGGTCGCCTAAACGCGCCTGACGCCATCCACTCAATCACCGGAGAGCAACCATGCTGCCCAAGAAACTCAAGAACTTTAACCTGTTTGCCGACGGTGAAAACTTTGTTGGCCGGGTAGACGAAATCACGCTGCCCAACCTTGAGCGCAAGATGGAAGAAATGCGCCCCGGCGGGTTTAACGCGCCGGTCGATAGCGACATGGGCATGAACAAACTCACCTCGTCTTTCCGCCTGCACGAAATGGCCGCCAGTGTGCTTCGCCAGTTCGGTGTAACCACCGTAGACGGCGTGGCCCTGCGCTTTCTGGGCGCGGCTGTGAGCGACGGCGACGCCAGCCGCACCGATGCCATCGAAGTGGTTATGCGCGGGCGCTACAGCGGCCTGGAGCTGCCCAGCGGCTACAAAGCCGGGGAGTCGGGCATGCTCAATTGCACGGCCTCTCTCAGCTATTTCAAATATGTGGTGAACGGCGAAACGCTGATCGAAATCGACGTGATCAACATGATCGAAAACGTGGGCGGCACCGACCGCCTGGCAAGCCAGCGCAATGCGCTGGGTCTATAAACGCGTAACAAGGGGCGACTTATGAAAACGCAAGAAGTAGTACCGGCAGGCGTAGAGCAAGCGCCTGAAGCAGAGCAAAAGCAGACGCTTAATCCCGGCGAGATCCAGCTCAAAAAGCCGATAAAACGAGGCGATCAGGAAATTACCAAACTCACTCTGCGCAAGCCCAATACCGGCGCACTGCGTGGCTGCCGTCTTTCACTGCTGCTGAACGCCGACGTCGACAGCCTGATCACGGTGTTACCGCGCATTACTGATCCCGCACTGACAGAAATGGAAATTGCCGACATGGATGTAAAAGACCTGGTGAGCTGCGCAGAAGAGGTGATTGGTTTTTTGAACTGATTGGGCGGTCGGCAGGAATGCCACTGCCCGACCAGGTGGAAGACCCAATGGCAAATATCGCTACCGTCTTCCACTGGCCGCCCTCAGAAATGGCGGCAATGCCCCTGGCCGATCTGGTCATGTGGGAGCAAAAAGCGCGGGACCGATCCGGCAACACTAACCCCAACTGAACCCGGTAACGCACATGAGTAATAACCTCAACAGCACGCTAACGCTTCGCATCGTTGATCAGTGGAGTGGACCCGCAAAAAAGCTGGCTGGCATCAACAGCGAGCTTGCACAAAAGCTCTCTGCCACCGGTAACGAACTCAAGAATATCGGCAACCAGCGCAAAGCGGTGGCCCGTCTCAAAGAATATGAGCTGGCATCCAGCAAGGCCAAAGAGGCCTCTGCCCAGGCGGCGGAGAAGGTCAAGCAGTTGCGGCTGGCGCGGGAGAAAGAAGCCGATCAGCTGAACATCACCCAGGCCAATCTGCGAAAATTGCAGGAGCTGAAAGCCAGTGGCGTAAAAGTCGATGCGAAAGAGATCGCCAATTTAAAGCGCCAGGCCAAAGAAAATAAAACCCTGATCCGTGAGCATGAGCGCGCAGAAAAGGCCTTGGAACAAGCCACCAAGCAGCGGCGTCTTGCGGCGGAGCGGTCGGTGGCGCTGCGGAAGAAGCTAAAAGCAGAGGGCATCGAAACAAGGGAGCTGGCTGCCGAACAAAAGCGCCTGGGCGCCGCCTACGCTCAGACTCAAGACAGAATAAAGGCGGTGGCCAGGGCTCATGGCCAGCTGGAAGCCGCCGAATCAAAGCACAACGAAACCCTGCAGAAAGCCGCTAACACTACCATTGTCGCGGCAGGGATGGACCGTGTTGGCCGGGGCGCGCTCAGCGTTCTATCGAAACCTGCTGGACAGGCAATATCCCGTCAGTCAGCCTTTACCGAAGTTGAAAAATTTGTAAAAGACGCCGATATGCCGGTGTTGATCTCGCAAATTAAAGAGCTGGCGAAGCAGTCTCCAATGGGCGCTGCTGCTGTCGCACAGTTGGTCGCTGCCGGCGGGAGAATAAACCTCTCTTCAGAAGAAGCCTTGAAGTTCGCACAGAGAAGCGAAGCACTTTCGGTTGCCTACGGAATAAGTGTTGACAAGGCTTCGGAGTCAATCCCAACGCTTCTAACGAGCATGAATCTAACAATGGAGCAAGTTGGAGTCTTGGGGGATGCCATAAACCACTTGGGTGACAACTCCGCGTCCAACGCGCCGAACATTCTGGAAATCGTTACCCGAGTTGGCTCTACAGCAAAAGCTGCTGGCTTGGCTGCACCGCAAATTGCCGCACTTGCTGCAGTGATAGATGGAGCTGCGCCCAGCGCGGAGATCGCGGCTACCAGCATGAAAAACCTGCTGCTTTCGTTGAGCAGCGGCGAACAGATGGCGGCTGGGAAGCAATCTATTCTTGAAGACCTTGGCTTTGATTCCGCCGACATTGCACGGCGGATGCAGGAAAACGCTGTAGGGACTATTCGTGAGGTCTTGGCGGCAATAGCTGATCGTGATGCAGAAGAGCGAAGCGGCATTGCCGAAATGCTGTTTGGTAGAGAATCTATCACTGCAGTTAACTCGTTGGTGGGCAATTTGAAAGCCTACGACGCTGCGATGATTGAAGTGGCAGATACCAGCAAATATTTGGGCAGCGCAGAGAGAGAGCGTGCCAAGCAGATGGAGACCTCGGAAATGCGGCTTCAGCGGCTGCAATCCAATTACCAGGACACGCTGGCAAACCTTGGTGACAAACTTCTTCCAACCATCAATACCCTTGCATCTGCTGCAGGCAGGCTTCTCGACGCAGTTAATTGGCTGAATGAGCGATTCCCGGTAGCAGGTAAAGTCGCAATGATTCTGGTGGGCGGGCTTGGTGCATTGGCTGTCGCTGTTGCCCCGGTACTGGTGTCTATCGCGGCCCTGCGTGTTGCCATTTCCGGCTTGGGCGTCAGCGCTAAACGGGCCGCTTTGCAAAATGCGGCCGGTGGCTTAGGGGGCGTCGTGGCCAGCGGCGGTAAGGGTGGCGCTCTGAAGGGGCTGGCCCGTGGATTGGGGTCTAAGGCGGGATTAATCGGTGCCGGTATCAGTGCACTGTCGATCGGCAGCACGCTAATGAGTGACAACCCCAATATCAACAAAGGGCTGGAGGTTTCCAAAGACCTTGGCGGCATGGGCGGAGCGCTGGCAGGCGGTGCGGCCGGTGCGGCACTGGGCTCAGTGGTGCCGATTGTCGGCACCGCCATTGGCGGCCTGGTAGGCGCCATTGCTGGTGGCATGGGTGGCGAGTGGTTTGGCAACAAGGTGGGCGACTGGGTGTTTGGTAACAAGGGCGCCGATGTAGCCAAGGCCAGCGTGCCGGTCAGCAGCGGAGCCCCGGTGGTGGCCGCTGGCGCCGCTGGTGGCCAGAACTACACCGACGCCAGCCAATACACCATCAACGTGCACCAGCAACCGGGCGAAAACGCCGATGCCCTGGTGAAAAAGACCATTGATGAAATTGACCGCCGCAAAGCCCGCCGCCGGGGCGGGGCATACGCGGACCACTCGTGAGGGCTAAGCCATGCTGATGTCGCTGGGCTTGTTTGTATTCTCCATAGACTCGCTGGCCTATGACCGGCTGCAACGCAGCACCCAATGGCGCTGGGCGGCCAATAACCGGCTGGGTGAGCGTCCGGCCCACCAATTTACCGGCCCCGGTGAAGACCGCATTACGCTTAGTGGCACGCTGGCCCACGACATTACCGGCGACGGCCAGCGCCTGCAGGATCTGCGCGATCTTGGCGACAGCGGTAAAGCCTGGGTGCTGATGCAGGGCGACGGTGAGCACAAGGGCTTCTGGTTTATCGACTCGGTGGAGGAAAACGCCAGCTATTTTTTCCCCGACGGCACCCCGCGCAAAATTGAATTTACCGTGGTGCTCAATCGCAACAACGACGGCGAAACCGACACTATCGGCACCCTGGCCATGAATGGCACCGGCAACCCTGAAACGGCCCGTACAGCATGACACCCATCGCCGCTATTACCGCCAACGGCCTTGCCCTGGCCACCGAGGTGCAAAAGCGCATTATCAGCGTGAGTTTCCACGACGCCAGCGGCACCACCGCTGACCAGTTGGTGCTGGAGCTGGACGACAGTGACGGTACCCTGAACATTCCCCCAAAGGGCGCGGTACTCAGCCTGCAGTTGGGTTTCCGGGACAAGGCCCTGCACAACAAGGGCACATTTACCGTTGACGATGTGGAGCACGCGGGGCCGCCAGACAAGCTGATTATTACCGCCCGCAGCGCGAACTTCCGCGAAGAGTTCAAGTCCCTGCGCTCTACCCATTGGGAGCCCGGCACTACCCTGGGTGCGCTGGTGGCGACCATTGCTGAGCGTTACAACCTGGCGCCGAAAGTGGCCCCCGATCTGGCCGATGTCGCGCTGGCGCAACTCAACCAAACCGCCGAATCAGACAGCGCCTTTCTCAACCGCATTGGCAAACAGTTTGACGCCGTAGCCACCAGCAAAAATGGCTACCTGTTGTTTTTCCCCAAGGGGCAGGGCGCCACTGCCAGCGGCGCGGCCTTGCCAATGGCCACCATTACCAAAAACCAGACCACCGACCATCGCTACAAAACCGCCGACCGCAACAGCCGCTTCACCGGCGTGACCGCTCGCTGGTACAACAACGACACCGCCCAGACCGAGACCGTGACCGTGGGTGAGGCGGGCTACACCAAACAAATTCGCGACCCATTGCCAGATGAGCAGCAAGCGGGTGAGGCGGCAAAAGCCGAGTGGGCGCGTATTCAGCGCGGCGACGCCACCATGAGCATTACCGTGGAACCAGGCCGCCCCGAGCTGGTAAACGGCCAACCAGTGGCGCTGAGCGGGTGGAAGGGGGGTATCGACGCCCACAATTGGGTGATCGAGGACTTAAACCACACCGTCAGCGACAGTGGGTTGGTCACGGCGGTGGAGTTGGTCACGAAGAGGTAGTTTTTGTCAGGATCTTGACCAAAAAAAAAGCCCCCTATGTTGGGAGCTTTCGTGAATATTCTATTTCTTTGAGAGCCTTTTATGCCGCAAGTAACTCTTCTTCGGCGGCGACAGTGGAAACAGCCTCGTTCCACATGTTGTCTAGCTCTTCAATAGCCTTAATGGCTTGGTTAAGAAGCTCTATGGTTTCAGCATAGTTACCCATATTTTGCCTCCTTGGCATTTCCCAGTTGACGACAGTGTTATGCTTCCTGTCAACCACATGCTTGTGGATAAACTGTGCATAACTTTTTAGTAAGGACTATCTTGCACTATTTCTGCTTAAATTTCAATTTTTCGCAACGTGTAAAAATGACTCATTTTCTAGAGCGTTTACGGCATCTATAAATGCGGCTTCATCATCTTGGTGGATCGCCTGCACTATATTTTGAATGTGTAAAATGTACTGCCTCACGTTCGCTATCTTAATGTGGTCTTCATCAGCTAGCTCAGGCCTATCTACTATTTTTGACAGCACAGGAAGCACAACAGTTTCCAATGAGTCACATATTTTATGAACATCCGGGTCCGGTATGTCCATCAGGGTAAATCCATACGTTCGGGAGTGATGAAGGACTTTGTTACAAAAAAGAACAGTTTTTTCCCATAACTCGTCGGCCAGCTCACTTATTTTATTAGCGTGTTGATCTATTGCGTTCATACCCTTGTCAGTCCTTTGCTGGCAAAAGGTGAAATTTTACTACATGTTTTTAAGCGTGAGCTAGACCCCGTTGTCGATACGTGCTGACCAAGATGCTAGATCAACATAGATCGGAGTATAGCTCTTTCTATTTTTTGTAGCAGAGAGCCATTATTTTGCTGATAGCTTTTGCTTCAGTAGGATAAATTCTGAGTCCATAGTTGATCGCCAATGATTTAAAGCGTCTCGTGTATTCACACCGAAATCCCGCCGCGGGCGGCATCCAATCATCAGGCCCCTTAGCGCCTTTCTCTCGGTTGGCTCCAGCATCCACAGCCAGCAAATTATCCATGTCATTGGCAAAGGCGCGCTTCTTCGCCCTTGTCCAGCCGCTGGCTCCATGACCATGCGCCCAGGCCAGCGGCACGATGTGATCAATATCCAGATCAGAGGCTTTATCAAAACGCTGGCCGGTGTAGGGGTCTAGCCACGATCCGTGGCTAACTGAGCAGCCTTTGTTGCGTTTGAACTTGACCGGCACCTGGCTATCACGAATCAGCACCTCAGCACGGGTGTCTTGGCAGTCATTATCTGCATCGATCCAGTGGGGCCAATCTTTCCGGTTGTAGAGAGTAGAAAATTCGCGGCCTTCGCTGACGGCCTCTGTTTGTGCCTTTTCAACTTGTGTCTTCGCGGATGTGCAGGGAGCGCGGTGGCAGTGGTATTCGCCGGTCTGGCGATTGGTGTGACCGCCGTTGCTGTCGAGTCCGCCGCCGTGGGGAAAGGCGCTGGGTGCAAAAATCAGGAGAGAAACTAAAAGCAGTCTATTTAACATAACTCAAATGCGGTCCGTGCATGCTCGGTTTCTTACCCTTTTTTTTCTAGCGCCTGGCGCAAGCCTGCGATGTGTAGGGCCATACGTTCGAGGTGGAGGAGGTCGTCTACAGTAAGGCCACCTGCTTCGTATAGCTCTTGTATGCGCTGAATGACCGCATTCACATACCTTGGCGCGCCTTCTTCCAGCTTCTCCTTTTGAAACCAGGCTGGCGGGGAACAATCAAGGATGCTGCACAGCATCATGATGTTCTCCCCAGAGATCTGGCCGGTTTTCTTCCAGCGGGAGACCGCAGCTGTGGTCAGTTTCATCCTGCGAGCAACTTCAGCCTGGCTAATTGCAGCCTTCGAAAAGACCTCAATCAGCCACAGTCGGTTTTCAACTTCGTATTTGTTTTTTGAATCTCGCATGCGGCGATTATTTGCTAATTTCACCTTGACATCTACCTTAACTTCATATTAGTGTTAATCTCAGATTAGCAATTGAGACGGGATTAATGGAAGCGCTAGAAAAGGCAATTGAAGTCGTAGGTGGACAAGCCCGGCTCGCCGAGAAACTCGCTATTGATACAGCAGCGATATCAGGCTGGAAAAAGCGTGGAAGCGTTCCGGCTGCGAGATGCAAGGCAATTGAAAACCTCACTGCAGGGAAGGTTGCCGCGCACCAACTTCGTCCAGACATCTTCGGCCCAACTCCAAGTTGATTCGACCTTATAGGCAGTACGACTGCTCTGTCTTGAATACGTGATCACAGGAGAAGGAAAAATGGCGGGCATTAAGTATAGAAGCGACGAGGTGACGGATTCCAACAAGCGTTGGATTAACTCGCTTTTGGCAGAAAGGCGCATAACTCAAAAGCGCTTATCCGGGGCGCTAGGTTGCACGGAGTCGGCAGTATCGAAGTTCAAGAGAACTGGTGCGATCAGCGCTGAGAGAATTATGGATATCTGCCGTGCGTTCGACGTTCCACCTCCATCTTGGCTGAAACTCGAATCGGCGCTATGCGCCTCTTCAATAGCTCCAACTTCACTGTTCAACATTTTCCAAATGAATGACAGCGGCCTTCTTAGCCCAGTCGACCTCGCACTTCTTGAGTCCATCGCCGCTCACTTGGCTGAGGTCCGAAAAGAAAACCAACCCACCCAGCGAGGCGAAAACCATGAGTAACGCAACCAAAGTAGTAAGTCTGATCAACTTCCACGGGGTCACCATGATCGTAGTGGAGCACGAAGGGGTGCAATACATCCCCTTCAAGCCGCTAGTAGACCTTGCGGAAATTGACTGGCGAGGTGCAAAACGCACTGTATTTGAGCCTGATAACGCCATTCTTTATGGCACTAAGCGACTTGTAGACCCCGTTTTATCGGCTGAGGGGGGATCTATTACCCCCCCCAAAGAAAGCATTTATCTCCAATTGAGCCGATCTCGAATGTTTTTGGCTCGAATCCAAACGAATCGGATCAAGGCTCGGGGTAAAGAAGAGGCGGCGCAAAAGCTTCTTAATCTCCAAGAGGAATGGGCAGAAGCCATCCACAACTATGAAACCTATGGTGTCGCACATAAACGCGGCAAAGGCGAAGCCGTTACCCAGCTCGACAAGCTGATTCGTTCCCGCAAGGCCACCACTGACCCAGCGGAGAAGAAATCCATCTCCAAGCTGATTCATGAACATCTCAATGAAATGGGCGCGGCCGTCGATGACGACATGCCACTTTTCCAATAGCTGAGCCATTCCCAGTGCTTGATATGAATAAGAAAGCACCCCGCATGCACTCCGAGTTGCTGGTTCTGAAACCTATGAGACGTTGGTGTTGCAAACATCAACACGGAAGGAAGTAAGCATGGAAATTAATCACACGCAAAATCGCCTCGCACTGATTCGTCGTTATCTGGATAGGTGGGCTTCAAGCCCACGCCATAACCGCCAGTTAGTGGCAGAGATCGTGGTGGAGAAGTTCGACCAGCTTGGCTTGAAAGAGCAACTGGCGGGCACTGGTGTGGAGTTTTCGCACGGCGATGATGCGGTTGGGGATATGCGCGCTCACGCCCAAAAGCTGTGGCGCTGGCTGGGAGCCTATGAGGAGGCCAAGCCCGCCCCGGATAAGCTTTGGTATTTAGAGCAGGCCATTGTGGCAGCAATGCCGCAGGATCTTCGTCTTCAGTACTTGCGGCATGTGTACGCGGCCTCTGGTATTTCCGTTTCTCACCAATTCGAGAGTAATGCAGCTGCATTGACGCTGGATCACTTGATTAAAGAGCAGGCGGATGCTGCCTGCTCACTGGTGTCCCTTATGGATGGCGTCGACCCCGGCGAGTTGGATAAAGCAGATAAAGAGCTGCACGAAGCCCTGTCGGCCACCGTTAGCGCCATCAACTACGTTAAAGCGCTGCGCGCAGGGGGTGCCGAATGAGCCGCCTGGTGCCATGCCCCCATTGCCTTTCTGACTCTTACATTCGTGACAGCGAGCAAATGACCCGGCTCACCCGAGAGCTGACGCTGATCTGTAAGAACCCGGTTTGCGGCCACACTTGGGTGGCCCATTTAACGGCCACCCGGACGCTGTCTGAGTCGGCCACGCCAGACCCCTCCATTCACCTCCCGGTGACCAAGGGCCTTTTCTCCAAAAACTAACGCAGGTGCGACCATGAGCAATGTATTGCCGTTTAACCCTGATAACACCATCAGCAACGCTGCCCTGAGCTACATGTTGAAACACCGCAGCCAGCATCTGGCCAGTCGCCAAGGCAACGAGGCGCTGCTGTCGCGCTGCCAGGCGCACCTGATGATGACGTTTGATATCACCGCCGATCGCGCCACCAAAGAAGCGGCGCTGGCGCTGGCAGAGGCCAGCCACAGTGGTGAGGTGTGGATTGATGTGGACGCCACCTGTGCGTTTTACACCACGCTGCGCACCAAGGATGGCCGCCAGATTATTGTGAGTGCAGACCAGATTCTGCACGCGATTACCGACTTCTTTTCTCTCCAATAACGAGGCCCCACATGAATGTGAATGTGACTGTGAATGCACAGGGACTGGCTGCCGCCCTGAAAAACAATCTGGCGCAAAAGCGAAGCACCTTGAACATCCTTGAGCATGTGCTGTTGATCGCTACGGAATCGCCCGCTGAGCTGCGGGTGATCAGCCGGGATTTCTCTCAAGAGATCGAGGTGGTGATTGCCGCTGAGCGTGTTGAGCAGGCGGGGAGTGTTACCTGTCATGCCGAGAAGTTGCAGGCGGCTGTCACGGGACTGGCTGGGCCTGCCACCTTGAGCACCACGGGCAGCCCCGACAGCGAACAGTTTAAAACCGTGTTGCAGCAAGGCCGTCGGCGCTTTCAGATTTTGTCGATGCCGGCAGATATTTTCCCCAAAGGGCAGGAGATGGGCCAGGCGAAATCGCCTGTGTTAGACCCCGAGGAATTAGCCAAAGCCATTGCGACGGTGCAGTACGCGGTGGCAGTTCATGACGCGCGCCCCGCGCTGCTGGGGGTTCACCTGAATGAGCATGACGTGGTTGCAACGGATGGTCACCGGGCCGCCTGCGCGCTGATCGATGCCGATTTTCGGCCTATTACGATTCCCCGCGATAGCCTCAAAAACCTGATTGCGGCGCTGATGGAAGAGGGCGCAGAGCTCCGCTATAGCGATAGTGCCATTGAAGTAGTCCACGCCTGCGGCCGCTACCGGTCGCAGCTGCTTGATGTGAAATACGTGGATTACAAACGAGTGATGCGCATTCCTGTAAGCGGCGTGACCGCGACCCTGGACGCGGCGCATATCGCACCTGCGTTGAGTCGTCTGCGCAGTTTTGTACCGGTAGGCACCCAGATGCTTGGCTGCGAAATCAATGAAAATCTGCTGTCGCTGACGGCGGGCACAGAGAGCGACACCAAGGACGAAGCTGAGGCGCAATGCAGCGGAAGCTGGCCGAAGGTGCACCTGAATCTGAGTTACCTGAACGATGCCATGAATGCCGTTAAGGGCGAATTCACCTGGCTCAATACCGGTACCCAAAATCCCCAGTTTTTGTGGACCGGCAATCAGGAGGTCGTGCATGTGCTCATGCCGATTCGCATGTAGGGGGCGCCATGAAAACCAATAAGCAAATTGCTGACCGTTACCGGAAAGAGCGCTGCCGAGACCTGAGCCTGACGGGCGGCGTTATCCACATTTTCAACGGCGAGGCCTGCGGCTGGATGGATAAGGTGCGCGACCCGCACACCGCCATGCCCGGTTCAATTCTCGTTGATGAACAGGGCAATGAATGGGTCGCCACCGGCGGCGATGACTACAACGGCGCTACGGCGTGGGAAGCAGTGACCAAAACGGAGAAAGCATCATGAATGACGCGATGTTGAACAACATCACCATTGACGAACTGGAAACCCATTTGTGGCTCACCGAGCCCTATAGCTCCGCCCACAACGCTGTTCTGAAAGTGCTTGACGAACGCGATGAGTTGGATGACAGCCACCCTGACTACAACCTGATCCGTGATCGACTTGAAACCATTGAACGCCACGCCAATGTGAGCTGCGGCGCTATGGAGGAATTGGTGGAGATTTTTGCGGATTCAGATCTTGAACCGTATTTCGAGCGGGTGTCTCTGGAGAAAATCCATAGATCCATAAGCCACAGTGAGGAAGTGGTGACCAACAAAGACCTTATCTCCGAACAAATCGAACTGTACTAAGGGGCAACCATGATCCCAGCGGTACATAACGATATCACCCAGCGCCTGCTGCGGGATTATCAGTTCAAGGAGCGCAGCGGCTGGCTGCGCTCCGGTGTTTGCCCCAGCTGCGGCAAGAAGGAGCTGTACACCAAAGCGGAAAGCCCTTGGGTGATTCGCTGCGGCCGGGAAAATAACTGCGCCTGGTCAGGGCACATTAAAGAGCTGTACCCCGATGCGTTTGAGAAATTCAACGAGCGCTACCAGCCCACGGACGATAACCCCCGAGCCACCGCCGACGCGTACTTAATGCAGGCGAGGGGATTTGATATTACCCGCATTGCGGGCTGGTATGAGCAGGACCGATGGTGGAGCCCCAACGTGATCGGCAAGCAGTCGGGCACGGCCACGGTGCGCTTTATGATTGCCGATGGCATCTACTTTGACCGCTTCGTTGAAGAGCTGTGGGTTAACGACAACGGCGAGAAGAAGAAGCGCAAGGCCTCATTCAAGGGCGATTATAAGGGCTTGGCCTGGTTCCCCCCGGGGCAGGAAATCGCCCACGGCAACGAGGTGTTTATTGTTGAGGGTATTCTGGATGCGATCGCCCTTTACCTGAACGGTTACAAAGCCTGCGCCATATTAGGTTGCACCAATTTCCCCTCGGCGTTTTTTGACGAGCACAAGCATAAAGACGTGCGCTGGGTGTGGGCGCTGGATGGCGACGCGGCAGGGCGTAAGTGGACCCTGCGCCACCATACTCGCCTGGCTGAAACCAACGAGCGGTCTACCGCCGTGACCATTCCCCAAAACAGCAAGGGCAAAGACGACTGGAACGACCTGCACATGCAGGCCCGCCTTACCGAGAAGGATATGGCGCGGTATCGCTACCACGGCAGCCTACTGATTGCCGCCAGTGCCAGCGAAAAAGCCCTGCTGATGTACAACCACCACCAGCGGCAGGAGTTCAATTTTGAGTTTCGCAGCCGGGTGTACTGGTTTGCGCTCAACCTGGACAAGTTCAACAAGGCCTATAACAGCCTGAGCGATGCCGACGAAGGGATGACTGAGCGGGAAATGCGCGACAAGGCGCTGGAGCTGAGCAACACGATTTGCGAGATCGCCAATTGCCATTTCCAGTTTTTGTATTTTCAGGCCAATACCATCACCGATGAGAGCTGGTATTACGCCCGTATTACCTTTCCCCACGGTGGGCCAGCCGTTAAAAACACCTTTACCGGGGGGCAGCTTTCCAGTGCCAGTGAGTTTAAAAAGCGCCTGCTATCGGTCGCGGCGGGCAGTGTGTTTACCGGCACCAGTCAGCAGCTGGACACGATTGCCAAGGACCAGCTTTTCAATATTAAGACCGTCAATACCATCGACTTTTTGGGCTACAGCAAAGAGTTTGGCATTTACGTTTACAACGATGTGGCGGTCAAAGATGGTCGCCTGATCGGCATCAACGATGAGGACTATTTCGACGCGGGCAAACTGGCGATCAAGAGCCTGAACCAATCCGTGCACCTGGCGATTGCGAAAAACGCCGACAACTACCGCACCGACTGGGTGCACCACATTCATGTGTGTTTTGGCGAAAAGGGCCTGGTGGCGCTGGCCTTCTGGTTTGGTGCTTTATTTGCCGAGCAGATCCGCGATACCCAAAAAAGCTATCCCTTTTGCGAAATCATCGGCGAGCCCGGCGCGGGTAAAACCACCCTCATTGAGTTTTTGTGGAAGACCTTTGGTCGGCGCGATTACGAAGGTTTTGACCCCAGCAAGTCTACGGCAGCCGCCCGTGCGCGGAATATGGGGCAGGTGTCCAATATGCCGGTGGTGCTGATTGAGGGCGACCGCGACGAAGATACCGCCCACGGCAAAAAGTTTGACTGGGACGAGCTGAAAACGGCTTACAACGGGCGGTCGGTGCGCAGCCGAGGCATGAAGAACAGTGGCAACGAGACCTATGAGCCGCCGTTTCGTGGCGCGGTTGCCATCAGCCAGAACGCTGCTGTACAGGCCAGTGAGGCGGTGCTGCAGCGGATTGTGCACCTGCGCTTTACCCGCGCTGCGCACAACGACGACAGCAAGCGGATGGCCCATGAGCTGGAGCACATGCCCTTGGAGCATGTGAGCAGCTTTGTGCTCGAGTCGGTAAAAAAAGAGGCCGAGATTATGGCTCTGATTTCCGAAAAAACCCCCGAATTTGAGCAGCGCCTGATGGCCCAGCCCGGCATTAAGAACGTGCGGATTGCGAAGAACCACGGGCAACTGTGTGCCCTGGTAAGTGCCTTGGCGCTGGTGTTGCCCCTCAGCAAAGAGCAGGTGAAGGCGACCCAGCGGGAGCTGCTGAATATGGCCGTGGAGCGCCAGAAGGCGATTAGTGCTGATCATCCGGTAGTGCAGGAATTTTGGGAGCAATACGAATTTTTGAATGGTGGCGACAACGATCCCAAGCTCAACCACAGCAAAAATAAAGATCGAATCGCCATCAACCTGAACCACTTTGTGGAGCGCGCCGTGGAGCACCGCCAGCAGGTGCCGCCCATGACCGATCTGAAGCGCCTGCTTAAAGGCAGCCGCCGTCACAAATACCTCGATACCAAGGTGGTTAATTCTGCCATTCACCTGAACGGCACCGAGGGGAAGTCGGTGCGCTGCTGGATATTTGAAAACAAGGAGAGACCCGCGTGAGCGAATTTACCGAAGACCCCGGCATGGCCAGCTATGAGGAGCTGGTAGCCGGTGGCAATGCACTGGCCATAGCGCTATTGGATGTGTTGCTGCAAGTGCACCGTGAAGATGAGTCTAACAAGCTGATTGTGCGCGCTGCCAAGCCGCTCAGCGAATGGAAAGCTATCTATGACCGCACCGGCTTTGCCAAACGTCCGCACCTGCCGGCAGGTGCCACCCATGACCGCTGAGAAACTGTTACCCGCCGCCATGATGGTGTTGCAACTGGGCGCTGCCGCGCCCTACCTGATGGGTGGCGACTGGAGAAAAGGGCTCTATTGGCTGTTTGCCGCAGGGCTCACCTACGTGGTCACGTTTTAGTGGCCCAAAACTAAGGAAGGAGAACCACCATGTTGATCTTAACCCGACGGATAGGCGAGACCCTGATCTGCGACGACAACGGCAAGCTGGTCGAAGTGACTGTGCTGGGCGTGAAGGGCAACCAGGTGCGGCTTGGCATTGTTGCTGAAAAGGATGTGGGCGTGGACCGTGAGGAGATTTACCAGCGCAAACAGGCCCAGAAACAAGCACCTGACACCATGACTGACCGGCGCAAGCACCTCTCCGCCATTTAACGAAGGTGGCACCGGAGAGCGGCAACTCCCCGGTGCCCACTGACCACAACAGGGGCATGACCATGCAAACAGAGGGAGCTTGCGGGGGCAAGAAGGGCGGGGCACTTTCACGACGTGCTGCAATGCTATGCCAGTCCGCCGAGTTCCGGCTGTGGCTCGACCGCAAGCGCAATGCGAAATACCCAATCTATATTGCTGACGGCACCCACACCGAAGAAGACGCCCGCGACTTCTTTCTGGATGCCTGCGGCATAGAAAGCCGCGCCGAACTGGACCACAAACCCGAGGCGGCGGCGATGTTTCAGAAGATTTGTAAAAGCTATTCCCGTTATCAAGCGAGGTGAACCATGAAAAACGAACGTATCCATATTTCAATCGGCTTCGGCGATGCAATATTGCCGGTGGTGAAATGCGAAGATGGGCATGACCGAGTGCCCCTTAAACCGATATGCGATCAGATCGGTATCCAGTGGAAAAGGCAAAAGACAAAATTGCTTAACGACTCATATCTGACCGAGCGGTTTGGGATGACTTTGGGGGTACCCCGGTACCCCCAAATGGACGAGAAACCTGTTGAAAGAGAGCAATATCTTATCCGATTAGACCGTGTCACTTCGTTTTTGAACACATTAAGTCCCCGAAATATCAATGCTCAGGGCAATCTGGAATCTGCAGAGTGGCTTAAATCTAAACATGAGGAATGGGACGGCGCGCTCCATGCCTATGAAACTCAGGGCATCGCCGTAAAAGCCGGAAATGGTTCCAGCATTGTTAACGTGCTCGCCAAAATCGATGGTATTAAAAATCCCAAGCTCAGGCAGGTCGCTATTGAGAAAGCCAACGCGGCCTATGGCCTGGATATTCCTGTGGTAACCCAGCTCGGGTTCGGGGAGTAGGTGCTTGGTGCGTATGCGAGAAGGTCAGTGGTCCCTGCTTTGGGTGAGACTATCACTCGAAGCAGGGAGGGGGGCGTCAATGCGCTACAGCGTGGTTGTCCTGCTTTGCTATAGGTGTGGCAACGACTTTAAGGCCAACGCCCATCGCCCCCAATACCTTACTGATGGTTTCAAATTGTGGTTTAGCGCCGACTCGCAATGCTTTATACAAACTTTCACGTCCGAGGCCGCTGGCCTGGGCGATCTGAGTCATTCCACGAGCTTTGGCAACATAGCCGACAGCTCGGATCAGCTCGTTGGTATCCCCGTCTTCCAGAACCATCGAAAGGTATTCTGCAATATCCTCTTCGCTGCGAAGCTGTTCGGCCATATCAAATTCAGCCAGGTCGCTTACTTTAATTTTGTCATTCATGGTTCAATCCTCCAGCTGTTCAGCCAGTTTTTTAGCGGCGTCGATATCGGCCTGTTGGCTCGATTTATCTCCACCGCCGAGCATTACAATCAGTGTTTCGCCGCGCTCTACAAAGTACATTCGCCAACCGGGGCCAAAGAACTCGCGCATTTCAAAAACGCCGTCGCCCACGGAGCTGGTGTCACCCAACAAGCCCCTAGAGGCTTTTTCCAAGCGACGAGACAAACGCAGTCGAGTTGTACTGTCTTTCAGGCCGTTAAGCCAGTCGTCGAATTCATCCAGGCGCTTTATTGTGTACATGCGGCTAGTGTATCCGTTTGGATACGATTGTCAAACATTGGTTCAACAGCATGCAATTTGACAATTCTAAATAATTATCCATACACTATCCCCGTTGCGGCAAAATCCGCAGCCGGGATTGGCGTCCCGATTCGAGCAAGAGCGCAATGGCGCTCATCCGAAGCGCTTTTTTTGTGCCCGCAGTTTATGGCGGGTGTCATGGGGGCGACTTCGGTCGCGCCGGTTCTCTTGCCCGGTAACGCCAACCCTGTGACGCCCGCCACCCTATTAATTGGCGTTAATGGTGGCGGTTCTCTGACTCAGCAAGAGGCTACTGCCATGAAAAACCCTACCCAAAATCCGTCCGGATTCAACGCAGATCACCTGGATACTGTCCGCGAGCAAGGCTCAGTTGCCGTCAATCTGACGTCAACTGAAGTCAATCTGACTCCGCTTGAACCCGCTTCAGTTGACCTCAGCCTGAGGTCAACTGCCGTCAATTTGACGGCGGTTGACCATTCAGTCGATATCAATCTGATATCGGTTGAACCTTCTGCGACTGACCTCACCGAGGATTCAGTTGGGGTCAAATTGACCCCAACTGATACCAGTTTGGTATCGACTGAGCGCGAACCATCCTTACTTTCCATTCCCGGCCTGAGCGTAAGCTGTTTGGCATCGGCTTTTCTCTACCTGCATGTAGCCCTGGACAGCGCTATTGACTCGGTCAATGAGCGCCTGATCGACAACAGCGATCTTCCCAATGTGATGGCCCACCATATCGACGAGGTGCGCGCCGTTCTGCAACTGACGCCTTACTGTTACCTGAGCAAGCAACTGAAAGCGCTGCTGTGGTGCCTGGGCCGCCAGGCCGACCTCATGCCGGAGGGCGAGCTGGACAAAAAGGCCATGCTCACCAACCTGCACCGGGTGCAAATGAATGTGTGGCGCTGGGAAGCCAAAACCCAGCAAAGCGCGGTAGTAGGGGAGGCGGCATAATGACTCAACATACCCCCATGCCCTTTCACTGGGGCCAGATCGAACTGACTCAGGCCGTATTTATCGATGGCATTCCTCATGCCACCAAAACCGCGATCGGTGAGTGGCTGGAATATGCCGAGCCGCGCAGGTGCATCAACAATATCTTAGACCGAAATTTGCACATCAATCATTACTCAGTTGACATCAAGTTGATGTCAACTGACGGCAAAAATTACGACACCAAGGTGTATCACCCCATTGGGTTTTTGCTGTTGGTGATGGAGTCCGGTCAGCCAAAAGCCCAGGCGATGAAGGTGGCGGTGGCCGAGTTTGTGTGGCATTTCGCCGGGCCAGTTAACATCAGCGACAAGGAGAGGAATGGCTACATCCGGGAGATTGAGCGGCTGACCGATAAACTGGCTGTCTGCCGGGATGCGATGGTGTACAAGCAGACCTGGATTACCCTGCAGCACTATTGCCGCCTGGCTGCCTGGCCAATGCCAGAGCTGCCGTTGCTGGGCAAAGAACCTCAGCAGATGGTGCTGGAGGTGCTGCCATGAGCAAGGCCAATATCAGCATCAATCGGGATGTGTTCACTTGCCCACAGTGCACCTCACCGGCGGTTATCACCCGCTTTAAAAAGCAGACGCGCTGCAATACCGAGGTGTCGTTGGTTTGTAATAGCCCACGGTGCTATTTCCAGTGGGTTTGTCAGATAACGGCGGTGAGGGCTTTAAGCGCTCAAGAGGGGGCAAAGGTCAGACTCCCGCATTTCAGAGAAAGACTTTGCTAATTTTGCGGGATTGGTTGGCGGCGGCCAGGTTGGCGCCGCCATGTTACTCAAAGACCAAAGACGTTGACGTAAAAGTCGTTTCCGTCATCAGTCACTTCAACGGTGTAGGTTATTTGCAAGTCGCTAGAATCGCCGGTTGGCTCATGATTAATGCCAAGTTCTGCGGCGCATTCGTGAGCCCCAGTTTGTTCATTCGTAGCTGTAGTTCTTATCGCTCCGACTGTGTATTTAAAGCCGCTGGCATCGGCTTCACCGATCTGATTCTTCATCTCACGATCAGCAATTTCTGCAACCAGATCGGTCACTCTGCTGTCACTGCATTTAGGCACAGACTTGGCACATCCAGAGGCGAAAACAATAACGGAAAGGAAGGTGATTACGGTTTTTTTCATGCTTGGATTCCCTGTTTTTTTACTGTGATTCCATTTTCTTGAACATCGATACGCGATGAATGATCTTCACCGCTGACAATGATCAGTTAGGGCGATAGTAATGGCGAAGGGTTGGGAAGTCCACGGTGGGATGCTGCGGGTTTATTTTTACTACAAGGGGGATAAATGCCGGGAGCCATTGAACCTGCCGCCCACGGATCAAAACAAGGCGTATGCTGAGGGCCTGGTGGCCACCATTAAGCATGAGATTCGGCAGGGCATTTTTGACTATGCCAGCCGATTTCCCAATTCGCCGCGGTTGAAGCAAAACACTTTCGGGCACTACCTGGATATTTTCTATGAGATCAAAGCCCGCAAGGTGGCGGCACTGACGCTGGAGAATTACCAGCGCTGGGGAAGAGGCTATATTCGCCCCCAGTGGGGCCACCGGCTGGTGGAGGATATCGACACCATCGACATAGAGAAATGGATCAGTGCGTCCCTTGACTCGCTTGCCAGCAAAAGCATCAAGGAGATTCTGCAGATAATGTCTCAGGTGTTTGACCTTTACGGCACCCGCCACCGCGTTCACTACAATCCCACAAAGCCGATCCGGGTGGCGTTGCCTGACTCGGAAGATCCGGATGTGTTCACGCGCCGGGAAATTAACCTGATTCTCAATACGCCCACTGAGCGTGAATCTGAGCGCAACATGACGGAGTTTTGGCTGTGGTCCGGCCCGCGCACCGCAGAGCTGATTGCGATGAGCTGGGATTATATCGACCTCGACGCCGGTATTGCCCGGTATGAAATGGGCGTGGTTGAAGGGCAGTACAAGGCGACCAAGACGCGGCGTTCAAAGCGCACGGTGGAACTGTTGAAGCCGGCTGTTGACGCGTTGCGACGACAGAAAGCGATCACCGGCGACCTGGAGCCGATCACGGTTGAGATGACCGACCGGGATAACCGCACTATCCGCAAAGTGAAATTCCGGCCGGTATGGGTAAGCACCGGTACCGGCGAGCCGTTCATCCACATTAAGAGTTACCGGGAATATTGGTGGACCAATCACCTGGAGGCGGCTGGGGTTCGCTACCGGGGGCCAAGCCAGTGCCGCCACACCTTCATCAGCCAGATGCTAACGGTGGGCATGCCCATCAACTGGATTATTGCGCAGGTGGGCCACACGTCAGAAGCCATGATCCGGAAGCACTACGGCAAATTCATTCAGGAAGACCAGCCGATCAACTTCTCGCAACTGGCCAACGCCAAGTTGGGGTTTACTGGGCAGGAAGAATAA